TACTTGCGCACGGAGAGCAGGCCGCTGGTTGACGTTTCTCTCCAGGAGGTCTTCCGGGAGGGACACGATCAGGAAATCGCCGTCCGGCGCCTCTTGGAGGATGCCGGGTTCGAGTTCACGAAATCCCAGCAGGAATTCTACTGGCCGGAGACACAGATCTCCGGTCACATTGACGGCGCACTCGGCTACCACCGGCGACCCGATTGGTGGCCAGCGGAAGAAGCCAGCGTGCCTTGCGAGATCAAGACCTGCTCGCCTTGGGCCTTCCAGGCCATAGATTCCGTAGATGACCTTGTGAATAGCCGCCAGCTGTGGCTCCGCAAGTGGCCGGATCAGATGCAGGTTTATCTATTGCTGACCGGCCAGCCGATGGGCGTCATCGTCTTGAAGGACAAGACCGCGGCCAGGGTCAAGGACCTGTGGGTATCCTTGGACTGGGACCGCGCTAATGAGCTAGTCCGCAAGGCGGAGGAGGTGAATAGCCACCTGGCCAGGCAGACCTACCCGGATCGTACAGAGGGAGATCACTGTGCCAAGTGTGACTTTGTTGCAATCTGTCAGCCGTCAATCCTGAGCAAGGATGCAACGGAATGGATGAACGATCCGGAGATTGAGGAGCTACTTGAGCGCCGGGCCGCGCTAGCGGCGGCGGCCAGGGAATACGAGACGCTTGGCAAGACGTTGCAGAGCAAGGTCCCAGAAGGCTGCCAGCGGGCGCGGGTTGGGGAGTGGTTGATCACCGGGAAGTGGGTCGAGCGCAAGGAGCGGGTCACGCCTGCGGGCCGCTACTGGGTGCGCCAGTACGAGCGGATCGGCGAGTCGGAGGTGGCCGATGGTTGAGGCACTAGTAGTCGCATGTTGGATCCTGTGGTCGGTGTTGTGCTATAATCTAGCCACCCAGAAACACAGGAACGGTGCATTGGCGATAATAGCCGGGCTTGTGTTCGGGATCTTTGCGGTCTTGTACTACGCGACGGTCGGCGATGCCGAAGCTCGGTAAAGGGGAGGACGCCGTGGGACCAGAGACAGCGAAGTTGATCCTGCGCCTGATCGAAGACGAGCCTGGCGTGTCAACTGAGAAGATCGTGAGACTGCTATCCCGCATGGAACCAGAGGACCGCGTGCGAGAAGCACTGGCGCTTCTGGAAGACTGGAATCTGATAGTATGTGAGTTGGGATCATGCTACCCTTCTTAGTGACAACGATGGGCGATGCGGCCGCATCGCCCTTGCGACTGACGCAACCGCGTGGTGCGGCGCCGGACCAGGCCCGAAGCCTGGGTGCTGCGGTGTTTCCCTCCTCCTTCGCCGTAGTGAGGCGCGGGTTCGATTCCCGGCGTTCAGTCGCGTGCAGCCGGAGCGGGGTGACACCCGCTCCGGCTATTAGGCCCTCTCAAAACCAAGCCCAGATAGGAGATGCCCGCTACCTAGCAGATGTGCAGGTCCCGCGTGCGAGAGGGACGCGGGACAGAGGACGATGCCCCGGCCATATACTATGCCAAGAGGGAAGGGATAACCTTCCGAGGAACGTAACCCTAACGCAGCGGGGCACGGCTGGCCGGGGCTGCCCCGCAGCCAACGCGGTAGAGCAACCGAAAGGACGCGAGTGATCTGCTTCTAAAAGGAGGAAGCAATGATGTACGAAATACACGATCTGCAGTACGCCAAAGACAGCGCATGGGAGTGGCTAGAGAAGATCAAGAATCTGTACGAAGCCTTCCAACGGCTAAAGGAAGGAGCGAATATGGTAGAAATGGATGGGAATATATTCTCATCGCCTGGCGATGTCATTGATTATTGCTGGGAGTTGCCGGTGAGAGTATGGGCGAGGAGCGGGTGGTACGCCCTCGGCGAAACAGAACGCCCACCAGAGACATATCGGATCCTTCTAACAACTGGTGGCCCCATGTGTATATTGACCGGCGAACTGGACCGGTCCGGAAACCCGGTAGACGTTCATGTAGCAGTTGCAGACTGGGAGGATCCATTTATGCTACGGGATAGGCGTGATATAAAGGAAGCTCTACTGTGGTTTGTCGGGCTGTTCGACTTCGGGGAGTGACAATGTGCGCCATGTCACAGGCAGCCGAAGTTTGTTCCGCTAGGAGGTAACATGCATTCTGGACGTATAGACTCGAATACGGCAGCGGGACGTGTGTATCTGTACCTGATCGGGCTCGGAGGTCGCTGGGTCGGTGGATGGGAACTGGCCATGGCCACTCAGACCACAGCGATCAGCACGCGGATTAGCGAGATCCGGCACCAGCTCGCCGGGACTGGCCGGCGGGTCGAGACCATGAGGGACGGCAACCGATGGTTCTACCGTATCGCGGACGAAACCACGCCCACACAGGAATCGCGCCGCCGCGGCAGGCGTTATAATAAGACGGCCCTCCACTGGGGAGGGCCGACTGTGTAGGTCCGAGCAGGAGGAACTCGGGCCGTCCGTGGTGTTTGTGCGGCAGGAGCCACAGGTCGGCACATGTAGTGTATCAGGTGCCACCCGTTCCTGTCAAGGGAGGGTCGTATGGCGGAGTGGCGGAAGGTTCACACGAGGTTCTGGCGCGATCCCGAGGTGCTGGACATGACACCGGAGGACAAACTGTTCTATCTGTACCTACTCACGAACCCGAACACGACGGCGTGCGGATGCTACGAGCTACCGCCGAAACTGGCCGCCGCCGAGATGGGTTACAGCATAGATACCGTGAACCAACTGATCGAACGGTTCATCAAGTACAAGAAAATCCTGTACGATCCAGAGACACGCGAGGTCCTGATCCTCAACTGGCTGCACTACAACCGTCCTTCACAGCGCGGCTGGGCACAGAAGATCTACCGGCGCGACGTGGAGGCGGTCCGATCCAAGACGTTCAGGGAAACCATCGAACGTTACTGCAATGGCGAGGTAGAAGTGCCGACCGGTAGCAACTCTGAGGTCACTCCGGAGTTACTACGTAGTAACTCCGGAGTTACTACGGAGCAACTACCGAGTAACTCCGAAGCAACTCCGGAGCAACTCGGGAGTAACTCCCCTATAGAGGTAGAGGTAGAAGTAGAGGTAGAAGTAGATAAACCCTCTCGTTCGGCGCGCGACGCGCGCGCCGAGGAGGTGCTCCAGTACCTCAATGAACGTGCCGGAAAGCGGTTCCGTCAGATCCCTGCCAACCACAAGCACATCAAGGGACGTCTGAGGGAAGGCGCGACCGTTGAGCAGCTCAAGCTCGTAACGGACTACCAGGTAGCGCAGTGGCTGCACGATGACAAGATGCGGCAGTACCTGCGGCCTAGTACGTTGTACTCCTCGGAGCACTGGGACGAATACCTGATGGCGGCGCAGGAGTGGAATGCCAAGGGCCGACCCAGTAACGGAGCGGGTCAGACCGACTGGCGTGCCGAGCGGATAGAGGAGTTGCGGAAACAGGTCCGGCGGATAGACGGCGAACTCTTGGTTTTGGACAAGCGGCTGGAGGTGGGAGGAGACGAAACCGACCTAGCGCGTCACGATGAACTCATTGCTCTACGGCAGAAGCTCGTTGACGAGGGACAGAAGCTTGCGGCTCAACTTTCCGGGAAAGAGGAGAAGAGATGAACGTCACATTGCTGGCGATTACAGAGAATGCAGAGTCACTGATTGCCATGGCGGCCAGGGTATCTAGGCGCGGCGATCACAAGCTGACCGCTACAGACGAGGACAGACTTCTGATCGGTCGCTTGATCCGGGACGGCCACGAGTCCGTCTTGGAACACGCGTCGGCCACGTTCCTGATTGAGGGGATTAGCCGTTGCTGCTTGGCGCAGCTGACCCGGCACCGGCTGGCGAGCTTCACCGTCGAGACACAGCGCCTAGATCGTATCGGCGGCTATCCGGCTCGGGACTTTGTGCACCCAAGGTCTGTGGAGAAGTGCGGCGCCATGATCAAGGCGGACGAGGCGGCTTACGCGTGCATCGCTGCGTACGACGCGCTGATCAAGGAAGGCGTCCCGGCGGAGGATGCACGGTACTACCTGCCACAAGGAGTAACCACGCGGCTAGTGATGACCGCGAACTTCCGCGAGTGGCGGCACATCATCCGACTGCGGACGGCTCCAGATGCGCAATGGGAGATCCGCGAACTTGCCGATAGAATCCGCGAAACGCTGAGCGTGTACGCGCCGAGCGTCTTCAAAGAGGAATGGCAAACAAAAGGAGGGCGGGGAAAGTGAGTGACAATGCGCAGTACTGGGCTGACAAGATTCTGGCCATCTTTATGGCGTATAAGAAGCTGCTCATGATGCCTAACGGATCGTACAAGGATGTGGTTTACGGAGCCGAGCTGAAGTGCCCAGCCGATGCCATGCACTTGTGCAAGAGTATGCTGCTGGATCGTGCCGTAGTCGGCTATTGGTACCCGGACAGAGGAGCGTCAACGCGTGATTTCATTCCTACGAAGTACATGCTTCTTCTACGGGGAGACGTCCCCTGCGTGTGGGTAGCGGGAGAAATTTCAACATGGCCTCCCTGTCCACAAACCGCTTGGCTCGTTACGTCATGGCAAGACAATGACGGCGCATATCATGCCCAGCCGTGGAACCCACCGAATGGCTACCAGTCAGATGAACTTGCAGAGTCCCTTCTGTGGTTTGCCAACCTCTTCGAGTACGAGGAAATAGAACTCTGCACAATTGAGGAGAACGAAGCAGTATCGCGCTACCTGACAGCTCGGGATGGCCACCAGGATGCCGTTGCGAGGGCGGTGGGGAAGTGAGCGATAAGGTGAAGCTATGGGCAGACAAGATTATATCAAGGTGGATCGGCGACAATGAGAACGAGAGCCAGGATGTTCTAATTGAGAAGGAGGCACGACATGGGACTATCTGACAGCGTACGTCAGGCAGTATTAGATAGAGACCAGCGG